CTTGCCGGTGCAATAGGATAGGAGCCTCTTGAAATCCTCGTTGTCCCCGATAATCTCTTCCTCGCTCGGCTCCCCGGCCGCTTGGATAAGAAGGTTCCTCTTGTCTTGCCATTTCAAGGTGTTGAAATAGGAGGAGGAAGTGATAAGCTTGAACCTGTCCTCGTCTAGGATGGAGTTTATCTTGGTCTTGAAGTTCGTGGCGTTACATGCCACTCCGTTGATGGAATACTCGGTGACGTTGCCGGAGAAATCGGCCTCTTCCGATCCTTTTTTCTTTGTCCACTTCTCCGAGTAGATACGCTCGAGCGTTAATTCTTGCCCGTCAAGATCGAACATTCCTCGCACGGAAACCTTTGAGTTTCTCATGTCTTGATCCCGGGGCTTGATCTCGTAGTCTTGCCGCCCTTGCGTGTCCTTGCCGAATAAAAGCCAAAGGAAAGCGTCGTTAACCCTAGTTTTTCCGATTCCGTTCATTCCCAATATAAGCGTGTTCGCCGAGAACGAAATGCTGATTGTTAATCCCCTGAAATTGACAAGGGATAATTCTTTGATTGTAAGTCTCATGTGATATATTTTTGTTTATACAATATTTCCTTGGTATTCACTTATCAGACTCATAAGTCATTATTACGATTTGATTTATCACAACAAATACTGATACTATGCCAAATATCAGTAAATGGATATGAGAAGGTTTTTCATTCCATTCGAAGATTGCGACTATTGAGGCCAGTCCCAATATTGTAGCTAAGACCATCCTAAAAGTAAAGATGGTAATGCTTTTAATGGCCCGGAATATCTTCCAGAACCATGCTTGGTTTCTCTTTATCATATGTTGTTGATTTAAATTTCTTGATGTGAAAAGGTCTCATATCCTCACGGACGGAGACCTGCGTTGCACTTTAGTGAAATAATTGATTGAATAGCATCCGCTAGGGATGAAGCGTGCTCCCTGCCGGGCTTGAACCGGCGACCCTAACATTATGAGTGTTGCGCTCTAACCAACTGAGCTAAGGGAGCGTTTGCCCGTCTTTCCGGGCCGCCAACATTATGAACCGCCATGTCATCACCGTCACATTTCACATGATTTCGTGAAACTTCCACCTCGATAAATACTCTTTGGACTCATTTCGGATTTACCATACCATTTTTATCTGCTACTCTATCGGTTTTCCCATCTTCGGACAGGCCCGACATCCGTCCTCGATTCGGATAGAGTGGTGCGTTCATTGATACAAGATTGTGGATGTATCCGGACTCGAACCGGAAAGAGTTGTCAACCTCTTCGCCTAGGGTTTGACCTTCCCCATTATAGAGCGTAGCGTTTACCAATTTCGCCATACATCCGTTTGCCGGGGAATCCCACCCCGGCGAGTTCTTAATCATCTAAAATTCTTTCTTTCCTGCCTCACGGCGGTATATTAAGGTCTTGGTTGAGAAGTGTATAATAATTAGCAATGTGATTTAATTGTGGTAGCCGGGGGAATTCGCACCCCCACAACCTCCAACGGTTTCGAACCCGAATCATAGACGGGTAGGGGAGTGTATCTTATGCGTT